CTAGGCCAGTCGTGTCTGCGCCAATTTTGACTAAAAGTGGTTTAATCGCCATCTGTCGGCTCCAGTAATCTGCTCAAGCGGTCAACCTCACCTTGCGATAAATGCCCCTTGCGGTTTTTCTGCGGCGTGATTTGGTGCGATAGATATTCTGCAATAAACTCAGAAAATGTCATCTTCCAAAACTCAGACGGGGATATGCCCCAAGATCGCGCTATCAGATATAGATTGTTAAAATCTATGTCTCGGAGTTCACCCTCTTCCGCGGCTTCGGTTGAGGCTTCGGCTTTTTTCCAAGATCAATCGACGGCAATACCGCCGCCACAAAAGCAAGTTGGAAATCAATCATTTCCTCAGAGCCGCCAGTAATAAAGGCATAACTGTCATCTTCGGAGACCTTGACGCCTGCCTCTGCCATGAACACCCGATGCACATCGGTCAGATCAATGGGATCAGCACCGCCTTTAATGCAAGCGTTTGCCAAGGCAAGCGCATGGATACCTTTGGCTTTGATACGTCGAAGCAATGCCAGTGACGGGGTGAACGTGTATTCATTGCCCTGCCACTGGATTGTAAGCTCTCTAAAAACTTCGCTCATCAGGATGCCGTAATCGCGCCAGAGCTTTCCAGAGAAAGCGTGAACGTAATTGTGTCGGCTTGTTCGCCTGTCGCCTCAAATGAGGTGATAAAGAACGATCCTGTATAAGTCGCAAAGCTGCCCATATCAATTTCAAAGGCATGAAGCGCGCTATCAGATGTAGCCGCCGCCGCCAATGCAGAGAATGTCGATGCCGTTGCAACGCCCGTGCAGGACAGCGACATGCTCTTGACGCCGATGTCGTCAAGGTAGGTCCGAACGCCCGCATCATCCTTGTCGGTGATGTCGATGGCCTCGTTATTGAACGTCATACTGTCAGTGCGGGCACCCGCGACTACAACATATGTTGATCCATCCGACGCATATTTGATCCTTAGATCACGTCCTGCTTCTGCTGCCATTGTTTTGCCCTTTCATTGGCTTTGCAAACTTGTATCACGATTTTGGAAACTTGCAAAGCTAGGTTCCATCGTCGTATGTAATCCGAAATGTCATCGGTCTGTACCGAGTAAATCCGTCTGGGTCCGGTATGTTGCCGGGGCTTTCCTCAAACAGACAATTTACAGTGTTTGATCCGGCAATAACCAAGTCAAACTTGTGCAAAAGGTCATATACCTGTTGCGCCGTTGCGTTTGCAAGATCAACGGCAGATCGCGTTGCGGTCGGTCGGCAAAAAGTGGTGATCTGGATAAGCTGCTCGCCGCCGTCACTGGTCTTTGTATCCCATGCGCGCGCGCTCACGTCCTCGATGATGCAATACGGGAACGGCGCCAGGCTTTCAGGGCGCGTGTCTTGCGGCTTGTCGTATCCGATATAGCTGACCAACCCAGATAATGTGGTATCACCTGCCAGCCGCGCCCTAACGGCTTGCGCTACGCCTGCAAAGTTCATCGCGTGGCCCTCCGGATAATATCTTCCAGCTTGCCGATATAGACGGGTCGCATCCGCTCCACCGCTGGCCTGAAGAATGGGCGCGATGCCATGCGGCTTGTGCCGTATTCCAGCCATGACGAATAAATCAATTCGCTGCCAACTGTGGCGGTCAGATCGCCAATGCGGTCGAATGTGATGCTATTGGCAAGCCGTCCTGTGTCTGTCATGGGCGGCTGTCCGGGCGCGGATGCAGTGTGCGTGCGCGTTGGATTGCTTTTTCTGTACGTCCGCCCCGACGCTGGCCCGCTTTGAATGCTTTTAACAATATCGGCACGCATTTCGACGGCTGTTGCCAGAACTACATTGCCAGCTTCTTTTCGCAGATCGTCAGATAGCCGCCGCAATTCGCGCTGTAGCTGTTCCGAACCCTCAAGGCTAATTGTGACGGTCATGTCGCATCGCCCATGTTTACGTCGATCTCAAGCCATCGGTCATCCATATCAACATTCGCAATGAAACGGATGTTGCACGGCCTGCCCCGGATCAACACGCGGTCTTTTTCGGTAAGATCTGAGTTGTAACGGGTCACAATGCGATAGTTTGCCGTGGCCTCGGTGCGCTCAGACGCCCAACGCTCGCGCCCTGACATAGGCTTAACCATTGCTAGCGTGGGTGCATCAGCAATCGTTGCCCATGCTTGCACGCGCGCGCCGTAGCTGTCTGCCGTGTTTGACACCCGCTCGAACGTCACAGGCTCACGCAGCATCCCGGCGTTGTATTTGTTGCTTGATCCGCAGCATTTTGTCATTTCATCGCGCCTTGTGTGTGCGGGTGATTACATATCGAATATCGTAAATGCTCAACGTGCCATTTGCGCGGACATATACCGTTGCACCGTTAGTTTCCCATGTATCCAAAGTATACGCGCTAACAGTAAAATTTAGCGGTCGCACAATGCCAACACCTTTTGGAAATGTTAGTATGCGCTTGTATAGCCTCCCAATACTACCGCCAATATCAAGCCATACTTCAATAGTGGTGGTTGCTACGTTTGTCGGCAAAAGATTGCAGTCAATCGTAATCAATACGGCATCGCCATTGCGCCCCGTGATTGTCGTGCCGTTGTAAAATGTTGTCACGTCAATTGGCTTTTGGCTTTCGATCACCGTGCCTTTGTTGTTAGGCAAAACCGTGTCTGTGTCTGCGGCAACAAGAAAAGGCGAACCGCTGGTGAAAATCGTATCGACGTAATTTCCCCAACCTGTGTCAATGGTTTGCAAGGACGTGTTAGCCAGCGCAATGCCTGCGTCAATTTGCGGACCAGTATAGCCTGAATTATAGTCAGCCATTTTATGCCGCCTCCTCTTGAGAATAAAACCGAAGTCCGTTTGATGTGATTAAACCATCACTACCAGATGGCACAAATGGAACAAACACCACAACTTGCCGTGTGACAATTATAAACGAGTTTCCAGATTGTGAACGCATCCAGACGCGCTGACCGGCGTTAAGATTGTACTGCGTAAAATCAAGCGGCGATTGGAATGTTTGAACTCGATGTGATGGCGCGTTTAAATCAGGCTGAACGTCTGTGTTTGAAAAATGCACCAAAAAAGAACCAGAAACACCACCCTCGGCAAGAATGATAGCTGACCCCTGAGTAATCTCAACCCACGCCGCGTCTGTTATGTCCACACGTTGCGTTTGCATCAGATACGCGCCACGCCATAAGCACCAGCAAGAGCAGCAGCCCCGCTTGATGCAAATACATTGCCGCAACCACATCCATCACCACGGTTGGAATAGAGTGCCGCCGCAAGCTGCATCACAGAACGCGCCAGCGCAGCCGGTACATCCGCCGCCGTAGCGCCGTAGCCCGCGACATACTGAATTTCAATGGCGTTGCTTGGGCGCAAAGCAACCGGCCATGCCTGCCCCGATTGCAGCGTCATGCGCCCCGGCTTTTGATATGTGTCAATGTCAAACGTGTCAGCCACAACAATCGCCGTGCTGTCGCTGTTCTCGGCGTATGTGGTGACGCTGGATACCGATGACAGGGGATAGCGCGGCATGTAAACGCTTGCCAGATTGGATGGCGCAACCAAGTCACTGACGATGCCATCACGCACGCCGCTCCACCAAATGCCACTGCGCTCACCATGCGGCCAGTGATCAAGCGCCATTGCCCACGTCTGGTTGATCATGGCAAGGCCGGTGACTTCTTCGATGTATTGCCGCGCTTCCTCAATGAAGCTGTTTGCCATCGTGTCTGGCAAGCTGGCCTCACTTTCACGCAGGAACGCGCGCAAGTCTGCCGCCGTGACAGGCTCAGATGCAGGACCGGTCACCAGCTTGTGGCCACGGTATTGCGTGAACTTGAGTGTGTTGCGCAGGCTCATTTCTTGCCCTTACGTTTTGCTTTTGTCTCGGTTGGCGGTGTTACCTTCTTTTCGGCAACAGGATCAAACGTGCGGCTTGCGGCCCGATCAGCAACAGCCCATTCAGCAACATGCCCAAACACCGTTTCACCAAAGGCAAAGAACACTTCTGTGTGGCCTTCTGGACAGCAGCGATAACCGTCTTTGTTTGTGATTTTCGCGCGCATGGTGTCTCCTATTTGGTTTTCATGGCTGTGATAAGCGTTTTCATTATAGGAACCTATGTGCTGGGGAATGTACAGTCTCAGGGTTGATCCATTCGACACCAAAGAACTCAAAGCTCTCTTCGTCTTTATTAGGAGTACCCTCTGTGCCGTAGCCCTTCCAGATTTCAAGGATGTATTCCACCTTGGGCAGTCCTACGTCCTCGTCAATGACCTCAGTTGCAGGGGAGACAACGCGCATGTCAGCATGGAGCCTAGTGTCTTGCGTTCCCTCTGTCAGCACGTTGCCTTCTGCGTCATAGGTTGGTTTGGTGGTCCAGATAGGAATACCCCATTTGATGTGGACACCAGCGGCATTGCGTAGGGTTACAGTGCCTTCATCGTCGGTTTCCTCAACCAAGATACCAAACCGAAGCATCGTGGCTTCCATTGTGGCGCGGTCAGCACTTCTGAGCATTGCGTCGATCATTCTGTAATCTCCTCAAGTCCAGTGTCACCTACGTCTACATCAAACAAAGTCAGTTCCTGAATATGCCCCATGAAGTCATACCCGATCTGCATATCCGTGTTTTCAAGATAGGGCAGTGCTGTGGGCGTTGTGTCTGCCGTGAGTGCTGTACCATCGACTGCGCCGTTGATGAACGTAGATCCGTGACGTGATGCGATGTTGAACGGGACGTTGATGCCGGGGGAGTATTGACTTGACCTGCCGTCAACATCATCAGAAATGCCATTGGCGGCTTGGATATGGTAAACCTCACCAGTCGCAGCTGATTGAGTTCGCAAGTTGGCCTGTATGTAGTTTAAACTGTTAAGTCTCCAGTCAAACCAAGTTACTTCTGTGCCACCCTCATCAGCATAAGTCATCGTCCCTTCCATTTGGATAGATACTGCTAGGGGGTTCCACGGCAAGTTAGCCGCAGGGATTGTCATAGCATCCGCAGC